TACACTGCTAGACAACACCACCCCGCCCCCGCATGTCCCTGCTGGCACGAATCCCCGCAGGCGGCTGCCTCACCCCTCCCACTGGGACGGGAACCCGCTGCACCGAAACCGAAGAATCCCTCCGAACCCGCATATTTGACTCCCTACTTCCAGCACAAAAAGACTTCTGCCTAGACACCACAACCAAAATTCTCGGCTTCTGCGCGGGCTTTGGTGCGGGAAAAACGAGAGGGCTGGCGGCCAAGTGCCTACTCATGGCCATGGACAACCCCGGCACCGTAATGGCCGTGTTCGAACCCACCGCCGTGATGGTGCGTGACGTCTGGATGCGCGCTTTCGACAGCTTCCTCGAAGACTTTGACATTCCCTACGACTTCCGAGTATCCCCCTCCCCCGAGTACATCATCCACCATCCCACTGGAACAACTACCCTCCTGTGCCGCGCCACTGAAACATGGAACCGCCTGCGCGGCCAGACGCTAAGTGCTGTCCTCGCTGACGAAATCGACACCTCCCCCCAAGAAATCGCACAAAAAGCGATCGAAATGATGCTGGCTCGCTTGCGGGGTGGCACACAGCCCCAACTAGTCATGGCCTCTACCCCGGAGGGTTACCGCGCCATGCACCGCCTCTTCGTCCAAGACTTCCACGATGCCGAAGCAGTCGGCGACCTGGATCGCGTCGCCAACCTCAAAAAAGAACGCCGTCTCATCCGTGCCCGCACAAGCGATAACCCTTACCTACCCGCCGGATTCGTCGAGTCTCTACAGAGCGCGTACCCTCCTCAACTTCTGGCCTCATATTTAGAGGGACAATTCGCAAACCTCGAAAACACAACCGTCTACTACGCCTTCGACCGCGACACCCACTGGTGCGACACCGCCATCGAAGAAGACGATCGCCTCTTTGTTGGTTGTGACTTCAACGTCGGTGCCGTTTTTGCCGAAGTCATCGTGCGACGCGGCCCCGAATTCCACGTCGTAGCCGAGCACCACCCCAAGGACACACCCGCCCTGGTGCGCCTTCTCCACGAAACATACCCAGATCACGTCGCCGCCGGAAACGTAGTCATCGTCCCCGACGCTGCCTCCCGCCACCGCTCTACCGCCAACGCCGCCGAATCCGACCTCGCCCTCCTCCGCAAAGCCGGATTCTCCATCAAGAACCAGCTTGCTAACCCACCAGTAGCCGACCGCGTCAACTGCGTTGTCATGCTCCTGCTATCCAACCGCCTTCGCGTCCACAGCCGCTGCCGCTACCTAATCAAAGCCCTGGAGCAGCAGGCATACGACACCACAGGCCGCCCTAGCAAAGGCCGCGGCGGCCTTGACGATCTAAGCGGCCCCGTCGATGCACTCGGTTATGCCGCATACAAGCTCGCCCCCCTGCAGCGCTACGCCACAGGAGGCAGCAATTTTGTCACCTACTAGCCTCCCCACCGTATTTCACCTTCGGCAATTCTCCGGCTTCTGACTTCCGCCACCCTTGCCTGTGCTTCCGCTTCCGTTGCATACCATTCGTTGGCCGTGACCCCTTTTTCTGTGTATACACCGACTTTCCACGGCCTGCCTTTCACACCGTAGGATACATAACAGTACCCTAAACCAGTATTATTCATTCGATTACTGGCGTTTGTAAGTAACCTTAAGTTGGCCCAGCAATTATTACTAGGATTTTTGTCAATATGGTCTACTTGATAACCGGCAGGCACATCTTCGCCTGTAACCCACTTCCAAATCAGCAAATGTTGAAAATACTGCCTATAACAAAGCTTTACCCTCCAGTAGCCCCACTGGTTTTGGTAGCCGATACGCCGCTCTAAAGGGCAGCTACGGCCTGATTTTTTCTTTTGCCAGTAAAGTCCGCCGCCTAGGGGGTCGTAGAAAATCTCGTCCCACAGCAGCTCGCCAGGCGGAAGCGGCTTAGACTTCGTCATGAAGACCTCCGTACAGGTTTTCCGTGCGTAGGGGATGCCAGTCCCGCTACGCGCATTTATCCTACCACGCCTAGAGGACAAAACCCATGCCCCTGAAGCGCGGCTCCTCCAACAAAACGGTCAGCTCCAACGTCCGCAAGCTGATGGACGAGGGCTACACCCAAAAACAAGCGGTGGCCATTGCGCTATCCAAGGCTGGTAAACCTAAAAAGAAGCCCACCGCTGGTAAGAAGTAATGGCCAAACGCGGTTTGTACAGTAACATTGCAGCTAAAAAAAGGCGCATCGCCGCTGGCTCGGGCGAAAAAATGCGCCGCCCCGGCTCCGAAGGCGCCCCCACCGACGCAGCCTTCAAGAAGTCCGCAAAAACCGCTAAGCGAGCTAAAGCTCGCAAGAAGAAATAAACCACCTACCGGCAAACTAGGATAACAGAGTATTCCACTGGCTCGTGAGCGACAACAGTAGCTACCCGATCGCTGCGGCCACCCCCAACCGCCCCGCCTACACCCTCCCCCTACCCCCCGGTGTCAACGACACCGACCCCTCCAAGCGCACCCAACTCGTCCAGTCCATGGAGCCCGCCTGGGACCCTGTGGACGTCTGCGTCGGCGGCACCGCCGAACTCCGCACCCGCTCGCGCGACTTCATCCCCCAGGAACCCCGCGAAGACGACGCCGCCTACAACCGCCGCATCTTCCACGCCACGCTGCCCCCATTCCTGACCCGCCTCGCAAGTCAAGCCGCCGGCGTCATCCTCCGCAAAGGCATCGACATCCAAGGCGACGACTACTGGCTCGACTGGTCCCAAAACGTCACCGGCGACGGCACCACCCTCAACGAATACGCCCGCCGCCAACTCATCACCGCCATCCTCTACGGCCACTCCAGCTCGATCGTCGATTTCTCAGCGTCTGCAACGCCCCGCAACCTCGCCGAAGAGCGCGCCCTGGCGCGCAAGCCATACCTCGTCCCCATCCACCCCCGCCAAATCCTCGGCTGGCGCACGTCCAACGACAGCTGGTCGAGCGAACTGTCACAGGTACGCATCCGCGAAACCGTCGTCCTCCCCGCCGGCCGCTACGGCGAAGAGCTGACCGACCAAATCCGCGTCCTGGAGCCCGGCCGTTACGAACTTTGGCGCCCCAACACCCCCCGCACCAACCTCCCCACCGGCGTCCAACTCCCCGGCCCCACCGCCTGGGAAATCTACGAAGACGGCACCACCACCCTGGATCGCATCCCCCTCGTCACGGTCTACTCCAGCCGCCTCGGCAACCTGCTCAGCAAGCCACCCCTCCTCGAAGTGGCGCAGCTCAACATTGCCTACGCCCAGCGCTTCTGCGACTTCCACCACTCCATCCACGTCGGCGCATCGCCAATCCTGGTACTCCGCGGCTTCGACCCCGACTCAGACAGCCCCATCGGCCTCTCGGTCAACAGCGCCCTGCTCCTGCCGCCCGACGGTGGCGCGGAATACGTCGAACCCACCAGTGACGCCTTCGACGCCCAACTAAAGTGCCTCGCCGCCCTTGAAGACCAAATCTCCCGCCTCGGCATCAACACGCTCACCCAACAGAACGTCACCAACGCCGCCGCCGAATCCAAGCGCATGGATCGCATCGACAGCGACTCCATCATGGCCGTCATCGCCGGCGACCTAGAGCGCTCGATCGCCGAAATCTTCGACATCGCCGCCTCGTACGTCGGCATCGAACCCCCCACAATCTCCATCCCCCGCGACTACGAAAACCGCCTCCTCGACGGCAACCAAATCACGGCCTACCTGCAACTCTTCATGCAGAACGCAATCTCCCAAAAAACCCTCCTCACCATCCTCCAACAAGGCGAAGTCCTCCCCACCACCCTCGACCTCGACGCCGAAGTCTCCGCCACTGCCGAAATGCTCGAAGAGCAAATGGCCATGTCCCGCCTCGGCGCCGCCGGCCCCGACTTGGCCTTCCAAAACGCCGGCCAAGGCCAAGACCTCGACAGCCAGACCCTCCCCACCCCCCTCCGCTCCGGTAGAGACGAATGACAAGCATCTTCGCCTCGCTCACCACCGAAACCCGCTGCCGCACCTGCCGCTGGTGGTTCCCCACCTCGGACTTAAACGGCGACGGTGCAGACCCGATGTGCGGAACATGCCAGCGATACGCCCCGGACCACAACGGTTGGCCCATAACTTCGCCTAACCAAAGTTGCGGCGACTGGACCTTCGACCCAGAGTGCAATGACTGAAGACGAATACCTCCTCGCCCTGGCCCGCGCCATCACAAGCCGCGAAGACCTCATCGCCGCCGAGGTCCGCCCCATCCTGCTGGAACTCGCCCTCCGCATCCGCGCCCTCCTCTTCCAGTCGTTCGGCCAATCCACCAGCCAACCCCTCCGCGCCCTCC